TGCCCATATGTTCCTCTACAAATGGTTCGTGCAGTTGATACCGGTACTTTCCAGCCAAAGATTGGCTTCAAGACTCGTTACGGTCTAGTTGCTAACCCATTTGCTGAAGGTACTACACAGGGTCTTGGTAACTTGAACAAGCAAGCAAACAACTACTACCGTGCGTTTGCAATCAAGAACATTATGTAATAAAAAATCACCGTAGAGTGATCTTTAAAGAGGACTCCCTAAAAAGAGTCCTCTTTTTTTCGCCTAAATATACCATATGAGTGAAATAATTTTGATTAATGACCTCATTGATTTGAGGCATCGTAAACAAAAAGAACTTGAGTTCTACAACGAACAATTGGAGCAACTTAAAGATAGAATGCTTTACATTCGCAGAGAAATAGATTTAACAACAAAAATTATCCACATGATTGAAGAAGAAAAGTTGTTAGATATAAGAGAACATATCAAATGAGCGCACTAACAAGAAACCCAAAAAATCCTAATTACCTGCACCCTAATAAATTCCAATTGAATTTTTCTAGGTTGCCTAACATGCAGTATTTTTGCCAGACAGTTGTTGTGCCTGGAATATCGATGGGTGAATCATTGACGCCAAATCCTTTTGTTGACCTATATAAACCAGGTGAAAAAGCAATCTATGATTTGCTGAATGTAACTTTTATGGTCGATGAAATGTTGAAATCGTGGCTTGAAATACACGATTGGATTCGTGCCATGACTTTCCCTACAGACTTCAAAGAATATCAAAATTTAGGCTTGTTAAGTAAGACTGCGGGTATAAGACAGCAAATGGGTATACCGCCACAGTATTCTGATGCAACCATAACGATATTGTCTTCAGCAAACAATCCAACATATCGATTTAAATTTTATGATGTTTTCCCAACCAGTCTGTCATCTTTTCCAATGTCTTCAAATGATGGTCCTGATTCAACCATTACTGCCGATGCCACCTTCAGATATGCCTATTTTGATGTTGCAAAAGTGAATTGATTCTGTTATACTCCTAGTAGGAGGTTTACTATGAATAAACTTGATGAACTGTTACAGATGTGGTCGAAAGACTCTGTTATCGATAGAACAGAGCCAGGTAAAGAACTAATTAACATACCGCAATTACATAGCAAGTATTTGAACATACTTTCTCGGCATCGTTTGCTTGCGAAAGAGTGTGAGTATAAGTTTAACAGAATGAAGAAATTGAAATGGGAATACTATACTGGAAAACTTGACGATGACCAACTCAAACACTATGGATGGGAGCCATTTCCTTTTGTATTGAAATCCGAAATCAATACATACTTTGATAGTGATGAAGATTTGAACAAACTCTCCGCTCAAAGAATATTGAATGAAGAAATCGTTGAAGTCTGTCAGAGCATACTTAAAGAACTAAATTCACGAACATTTCAATTGCGTGATTTTATAGCATGGGAAAGATTTATACAAGGTGTATGATATTCAGCTATTGAAAGTTAATGAATCCTACCTTCATGTAATCTGTGAGCGTAGTATTGCACAAGAACTTTCAGATTTTTTTACTTTCTATGTTCCGGGGTATCAATTTACACCGGCATATAAATCTCGTTATTGGGATGGTAAAATACGCCTGTTAGATTTGAGAACCATGAACATATATCGTGGACTCATTCCTTACATAGAAAAGTTTTGTGAAGAGAGAAATTATACTATCGATGTAGATGTTACTTTAAAGGTAACAGAAAACTTTTCTGGTATTGAAGCAACAGAATTTATATCGACTCTCAACTTACCATTTGAAGTAAGAGAGTATCAATGGAAGTCTTTTCTTCATGCTGTGCGTAACAAACGAGTGTTGTTACTATCACCAACAGCATCAGGTAAATCTCTAATACTATATTTGATTATTAGATACCTTCAAACAAGTCACAAAAAAGGTTTGTTGATTGTACCTACTACATCATTGGTTGAACAGATGTATAAAGACTTTGAATCTTACGGTTACAATTCAGAAGAATATTGTCATCGTCAATACTCAGGTAAAGAAAAACACACAAAGAAGTTTTTGACCATCACTACTTGGCAATCTATCTACAAGAATGATGCTGATTACTTTGAACAATTTGATTTTGTTCTTGGTGATGAAGCACACCAATTTAAGGCAAAATCTCTTACAACGATTCTCTCTGGCTGTATCAATTCAGATTATCGTATAGGTTGCACAGGTACACTTGATGGTACTCAAACACATAGGTTGGTACTAGAAGGTCTGTTTGGACCTGTATATAAAGCAACCACAACAAAAGAACTGATGGACAATGATCATCTAGCAAAATTTAAAATCAAATGTCTAATATTGAAATATTCTGAAAGCATTTGCAAACAATCACGAGACTGGTCATATAACGATGAAATAAATTATATCATACTAAATAAATCAAGAAACGAATTTATCAAAAACTTAACTTTGTCTCTTGAAGGTAACACTTTAGTATTGTTCCAATTTGTTGAGAAGCACGGTAAAGATTTATACGAACTGATTTTATCATCTGCGAAAAAGAGAAAAGTATTTTTTGTTTTTGGAGGTACAGATGTTGAAGTTAGAGAATCTGTTAGAAGCATTACTGAAAAAGAAAGTGACGCAATTATTGTTGCTTCTTATGGTACTTTTTCTACTGGCGTTAACATTCGAAACCTACACAACATACTCTTTGCCTCTCCTTCGAAGTCTCGGATTAGGAATTTGCAGTCAATAGGTAGAGGTCTGAGAATTGGTGACAATAAAAAAGAAGCGACATTGTTTGATATATCAGATGACATGAGAGTAGGTAAACATACAAATTATACCTTGAAACATTTCATCGAAAGAGTTAAGATATACGATGAAGAAAAATTCAATTACAAGTTTTACAACATAGAGCTAAAAGATGCATAACATAAAAATTGTAAGACTACAATCAGGCGATGACATTATCGCCAATTATACAGAAGATGAAAATTCAGGATTAGTTCATCTCGAAAAACCTATGGCTATTTTTTTCAAAAGATTGCCAACAGGTAGAGCAGTAATGATGATGAGTCCTTGGCTACCGCTTGAATTAGTAGAGAACAATTATGCTGATCTGTATAGCCAAGATATACTTACTATCATAGAGCCAAAAAAATCTCTAATTGAATATTATCAGAATGCGATGGATGATGTGCAGCAGTTGATTGAAGAAGCCAAAGATGAAAACGGCGAAGATACTCTGTTTGAAGAAAGCGATGATGCTGATGATGAAGAAGAAATTGTAGAACAGTTAACTGGTATAGTTAAGGAACTTAAAGGTAATAAAACTATTCATTGAACGGGAACACCGCTATTTTATAGCATTCGAAAAATTTGTCAAGTGATTTGTTAGGTAAATGTAAAAATTTACCTTGAATAGAAGTAAATACTATGTTAGAATGGAATGATTATGAGTAAAAAACACTATGTAAATAATGCAGATTTCCTTACCGCACTTATGGACTATAGGTCTGAGTGTGATATGGCTAAGAAATCTGGCAAACCTGATCCCAAAATTCCTGATTACATCGGTGAATGCTTTCTAAAGATAGCAGAGCACCTATCAAGGAAGCCAAACTTCATTTCATATTCTTTCCGTGACGAAATGATTTGTGATGGTATTGAAAACTGCCTGATGTATTTTCGAAACTTTGATCCAGACAAGTCAAAGAATCCATTTGCCTATTTCACACAGATAATCTACTATGCTTTTCTTCGCCGTATTATGAAAGAGAAGAAGCAACTCTATGTCAAATATAAGGCAACGCAACAGTTTGGTATTCTAGATGAAAATGAAGTCTATGAAGATGAACACGGTAACATAAAGCAATTTGAGTTATATGATAATATTTCCGAATTTATTGAAACTTTTGAAGAGAACCGTGAAAAGAAAAAGAAAACGAAACTAAAAGGTCTTGAAAAATTTATAGATAAAAACGATATAGAGACAAGTAACGAACTATGAAAAAAGTTTCTCAAGGTAAAAATAAACAACATCGTGGTTTTACTATTTTAAGAAAGGAGGGTCTCCAATGAAAATATGTATTCTTGGTGACACACATTTTCGGTGCAAGAGGTGATTCTCTTGAATTCCATAATTACTTCAAACGATTCTATGATGAGATATTCTTTCCTTACCTGTTAGAAAATAGAATCAACATCATATTTCAATTGGGTGATTTGTTTGATCGTAGAAAATTCATAAACTTCAATTCATTACATCAAGCGAAAAAGTATTTCTTTGATGTATGCCGCGAGAATCATATTCATGTTTATGCCTTGGTTGGCAACCATGACATTGCCTATAAGAATACTCTTGAAGTAAACTCACCTAGTTTGTTGTTGAGCGAGTATGATAATGTTCATATCATAGATGATTTTTATACGAATGAATTCCATGGTGTCAGTATGGATTTTATTCCTTGGTTGTGCGATGAAAATCAAAATGATATCCTACAGAAGATAAAAGACAGTAAATCACAAATCTGTTTTGGGCATTTTGAACTTGCAGGCTTTGAAATGGATAAAGGAATAGTTTGTGATCATGGTTTAGATATGAAAGTTCTTGACCGATATGATGTTGTTATGTCAGGGCATTTTCACCACAAGTCAACAAACGGAAATATTACCTATGTTGGCACTCCATATGAAATGACATGGGCAGATTTTCAAGACCCAAAAGGTTTCCATATCTTTGATACCACAAACAGAGAGATGGAATTTATCCGCAATCCATATGATATGTTTGTTAAAATCTTCTATGATGATAACAAACAAGATTTTGATTGGTGGAAAGGGTATGCATTTAGTGAGTTGAAAAGTACCTATGTTAAAGTTGTTGTCGTAAACAAACAGAACCCTTACCTGTTTGATCATGTAATCGATTCGATCTATAAGGCTTCGGCATCTGATATTGCGATTGTTGAAGACTTTAATGATGCAGTATTGGATAGCGATGATGATCTTGTGGATCAAGCCGAAGATACGATTACAATTTTAAATAAGTATATTGACAATCTCCAGTTAGATGTTGAGCCTGATAAGTTGAAAACAATTATGCGTGAATTATATGTTGAAGCATTGAATACAGAAGTTGCTGAATGATACTTTTTAGAAAACTGAAATATAAAAACCTGCTGAGTACCGGTAATTACTTTACTGAAATTCAATTAGATACTTCATCTAACACTCTTGTTGTAGGTGAAAATGGTTCTGGTAAAAGCACGATGCTTGATGCGTTGTGCTTTGCCTTGTTTGGCAAACCATTTCGGTCTATCAACAAACCACAGTTGATTAATTCTATCAATGGTAAAGATTGCGTTGTTGAAATAGAGTTTGATACAAACAACAAGAAATATAAAGTTGTTAGAGGTATCAAACCAAACATCTTTGAAATTTATTGTGACGGCAATCTACTGAATCAAGATGCCGCCTCGCGTGACTACCAAGATCATCTTGAGAAGTTTATCATCAAGATGAATCATAAATCATTCACACAGATTGTCATTCTAGGTTCTGCATCATTTACGCCGTTCATGCAGTTATCTGCTGCTGATCGCCGTGCTATCATTGAAGATTTGTTAGACATAGAAATATTTTCTACCATGAATTCTTTGGTAAAAGAAAGATTGTCTACAAATAAAGAATCCATTTCTACAAAAAAGCACAGTATCGATTTGATCCAACAAAAATATGATCTCTTGAAGAAGCATATTGATGAAGTTAAATTGGACAATGAAGAAAGAGTAAAAGACTATGATTCGCAAATACAACTCATTACAAGTGAGATACAAGTCCTTCACACCGAAATATCCAACACAAATGTTCAAATTGAATCCCTTCAACAACTGGTCAAAGATAAGGTTGAAACTGAATCTAAACTCAAGAAGATTACTAAACTTGAATCGCAGATTGAAGCGAACATATCCAAATTTAAAAAGGATATCAGTTTCTTTCAACATAATGATGATTGTCCAACCTGCAAGCAAAAAATTGCCTTGGGGTTTAAAGAGACAGAACTTGCAAATACCAATGTAAAGGTAAATGAGTGTGAGAATGGTCTGAAACAATTGAATGAAAAGATTGTCGCTGAACAAACTAAACTGAATAGTATTTTAGATACCGAAAAGTCTATCAATAATCTGAACATTGAATTGGCACAAAAGAATACCTCATTGAAAAGTTTGAGTAAGAATCTTGTCTATATCGAATCTCAAAAAGCTAAGTTGGTAAGTAGTAAAACTACCGCAAACAAAGAAGAAAATGATTTAGATGCCGTAGAAAAAGAGTTGGATTCTTTGAGGAAAGATTTGAAAGAACTGATTGACGAAAAGTCCTATTATGATGTAGCATATAACTTGCTGAAAGATACAGGTATCAAAACAAAGATTGTGAAACAGTATCTGCCTGTTATCAACAAACTTGTCAACAAGTATTTGTCTACACTTAATTTCTTTGTGAACTTCAATCTTGATGAATCATTCAAAGAAACTATCAAGTCTCGGCATCGTGATGAATTTACCTACAGTAATTTCTCTGAGGGTGAAAAGCAACGAATCGATATGGCATTGATGTTGACCTGGCGTGCAGTTGCTAAGTTGAAGAATTCATCGAATACTAACTTGTTGATTTTGGATGAGACTTTTGATTCATCGCTTGATTCAAATGGTACAGAAGAACTGATGAGAATTCTTCACTCACTTGAAGGTTGTAACCTGTTTGTGATATCACACAAAGGAGATATTCTACAAGACAAGTTTGCCAATGTCATTCGATTCAAAAAAGAGAAAAACTTCTCAAGGATAGTGAAATGAATTTTCACGAATATCTTTACAATTACAAGAATGTCATTGACAGAGAAGTAGAGGGTTGGTTTTATCCTAAAGACATTATTATCACCTATGGTTTCTTGAAAGAAATATTGAAACCAATAGGTGATGTTTGTGAAATAGGAGTTGCTTATGGTAAAAGTGCTATAGCGATATCTCAATTCAGAGGCGAGAATGCATTTCATCTCTATGATATCTTTCCAGAAGAAGCAAGGCAGATAGCAGAATCGAACATAAGAAAATTTGGCAATGCTAAAAATTTAATTTGGCATCTACAAGATACAACTAAATTGAAATATTCTGATTTGAATTTTAAACCAAAACTTAGATTCCTACATATAGATGGGTGCCATGAACATTCTGCCGTCTTAAGTGATTTGATGTTGTTTAATATTGAAATGCTTGATGAGGGTATCATATCGCTTGACGATTTTCAAGACCAAGAATTTCCTGGAGTTAATAGTGCTGCGTTTCAATTCTCATTGTCACCCATTAACTATAAACAATGGAGAGTATTTGCTATTGGAGATAATAAAGCATATATGTGCCAAATGCCATATGTAGAGCAATATCAAAAAGCATTAGTTGATTACATAGTGAAAGCAAAAAAAGAATATAATGTTCCTTTTGAAATGAACATGGGATTGAGAGAATTACTAGACATAAATGTTCTCATGTGCGATTCGAGGATAATTTGGGATCCAGAAGTCATTAAGTCATCATTATTTGATAAACCTAAGATTGGATAAATTATGAATGAACTACATGAGTTTATAGAGGGTAACAGACTAGCCAAAGTTTATGCAAGAGGTAAAAATTCATATAGAGTTTGGTGCCTAGATATAATAACAGAAGAACAAGAAGAGAAAATTTTTAACGATGAACAACAGGCAGAAGATTTTGCCGAAGAATGGGTGATGAATGTATGAGTGAAATTCTAACAATCAATACTGAACAAGATATTCTAAAAGAAGAAACTATCAATCCACTTCCTTTGTATGATGAGAATCATCCAATGTTGAAGCAATTTATTCCTGAGTATGATGTTACTAGATTGCCTAATCCTGTAGTGTCGAACTTGATAAGTCGATTGAAATTGACCATGAAAAATTACAATGGTCTAGGACTATCAGCCAATCAATGTGGAGTTTTTGAGAGAGTGTTTGTGATAGGTAATGGAGATATGAGTGTAGCTTGTATTAATCCTAAAGTTATATCACAATCAAACAATTTGAAAAATGATAGTGAGGGATGCCTTTCTTTTCCAGGTCTGTTTGTAAAAGTTAGCCGACCAGATTCGATTGATGTTTCTTTCTATGATGAAAATGGTAAACAAAACTTTGCTACATTTGAAGGTTTGACTGCAAGATGTTTTCTACATGAACTAGATCATATGAATGGCATTCGCATGGTAGAGCATGTAAAGCCTCTAGCACTTCAAATGGCAAAAAAGAAACAGCAAAAGATGATTAAGAAGATTGTTAGGTTATCTAAAAAATGAAATTGACTATTGCTCGTTTGAGAAGCGGTACAAATTACAAAGCACCTCTCCATCATATCATGGATTCATTCTATGAGTTGTATAAAGAATACATGAGAAAGAATCCGCAGCATACCTACGGTGTTTGCAACTTTGGCTGGAACTTTGCCAATCGTAAAGATTTGACCGACATAATTGATGCTGATGTTATAATTATTCCTAGTGAGAATGAATTTTTTCAGCACATTAAAGGCTATGTTGATTCTCGCCATAAAGAGCGTTCAGATGAATTTGTCCGGCAAATTGGTGAACATCTTACCAATAAGCATTTGATGATCATGCGTAGTGATCGTGC